AGGATCAATGTAAAACCATTTTTTAGTTTCAGGATCTCTTACAAAAAATGCGTCACCATACTTAAATGTATTACGCACAATTTTAAACATTTTAGTTTCAAACTTTTGTAGTTTAGACCATTGCTTTAGGTATTGTCCTAAAATGTTAACTTCACTGTTTGTTGCTGTTTTATTAAAATGTAAATTAAATGATGTTCTGTTACGTGCATTTTGTTGTGAACAAAATTCTGCTAAAATGTCTAACGCCGCATTTACTTCTGAGTCGTTGTCCATAGTATTGTATTGACCATAACGCTCTACTCTATTTGGAGAGCCTACATATACGTCTGGTAGATATGAAGAATAATTAGATCTTGCCGGACCCGGTTCGTTTCCGCCACGTCCACTGAACGGGCTCATGTTACCACCGTCGTTGTTACCTACAGGCGCATTTGTAAAATATCTTTTCCAGCTCATGTGTTACGCAGTTCCTTTCAACATATTCCCCTGTAACCCGTTTGTTGCACGGAGAATCTGTTTTAAAATTTTATTTTGCTCTACCAAAGTAGCAGTTGCTAAATCTGTGCTATTTGTATTTACCGCGGCTTCGCTCTCTTGGAGTTTCTTTGTGACTCCAGAGTCGGCAACAATTTTGGTTGTATCAATTTCTGGTGTTGTAACTGTTGGCATTTCATAGTCTGGCATTACACCTGCGTTGGCTATTTTGATTTTTGGATCTTCAATTTCTGTCTTTTTCAAATTCTCGGCGATCTTTTGATTTGGATCGTCTTCTTCGTCATCTCCACCAAACCAACTAAACGGATTAAGTTTTTTAAGTTTATCAACTAAGCCAGTAAAGATTTTCCCAATAAACTCAAACATTGTAGAGAATACATCAAGAATCGGTTGTACCCAACTTTTAATTTTTTCCCAACCAAATATAGCAAGTAGTGCCACTCCAATTGCAAGGAATGGTGCAATAATTGGACCAAGTATGATTCCAAATATTGTTGGTAATAATGATGTTATAAATCCTGTAAGTAGTAGTCCTGCAAGTCCGCCAAGTACACCAACAATTAATGTTCCAATATGTTCTTTAAAGAAAGCACCAAACCAAGCACCAAATATTTCTCCAACTTTATCAAATCCTTTTTTAATCATAGGTTTAAATTTTTTATCCCAAACTTCGCTAAAGAATTTACCTAAGTCGCCTCCTGCCGCTTCCCAGGTATCTTTTAAGAACTTGGCCATCTCTTCACCGTACTTTAGGATTCCGTCTAAGAAACCATCTAATTTTGACACGCCATCTTTACCTGTGGAAGTAAACCATTCTGTAAATGTACCAATACCTTCCATGAACATATCAAACAATCCACTGTCAAGAATAGTTGTTTTAATCTTGTTACGCATTTCAGTCATTGCTACTTCAAAAGCGGCCGTTGTTTTAGTAGTCTTATCTCTTTCTTGTTGTTCTGCTTTCATTGCCGCAATATCTGCATCAGTGTATTTTGCTGACATCTTTTTGTATTCAGCCAAGCCACTGGTTAATCCTTCAAAGCCTTCTTTACCCATCAATGATTGTACCATTGCAGGATCCATGCTTTTAATAAACGCATCCATCTCTGGACCAAAGCCTGCCATCTGCTTAATGTATTCTTCTTGACTGATAGCACCATCACCAAGTTGTTTCTGTAATTCTGCAAAGCCTGGTATAGTTGCCGCAAGTTTTTGTGCTAATGGAGTTTGTGCAACACCGTCTGCTAAGTCTTTAATAGCACCACTAAATCCTGGTAATTCTGAATCAACAAATGCAAGTCCGTCTTGAAAGTTAGTTAATGCTTCTCCTGACAATCTACTTGCCATAACCATAACGTTTGCTTCTGAGGCTTGTTTCTTTAATAATGCTTCTGCTTCTTTACGTGATTTACCTGTTACTTTAGCAAGTCTATCAATCTGCATTAAGTATTGTTCTGAACCTGCACGTAATGATGCTTGACTTCTTCCAGCAAGTTTACCTTGCATTGCTTGTAGTTCAATGTAACTTGATGTATGTTCTGCAAGAGATTCCATAGTGAAACCCATTCCCATAAGTTCTTCTCTTGGTAAACTTTTAGTTAATCTTCCAAATGCCTTAGCACCTTCTGTTGTTGTGCCTCCTAATAGCATCATGTTCTGTGCGTTGCTACCAACAAACTCAGCAAACTGTTCCATGCTTAATCCTGCATCAGCCGCCGCCAAATTCATTTCAACAATGTTGTTACCGAAAGAAGCACCTACTTCAGATAGACTTCTAAATGTTTGAACGTTTTCTTCAACCATTCCTAATATACTACTGAGTGCACCACCTACTAATGGTAAGTGTGATGCAAAGTCACTCATCTTAACACTTGTGCCTAAGAATTCAGTTGCTAATCCCATAGCAGTATCTGTGACCATACCTAAACCTTTGGTCACCATACCGGTCATCATGCTTAGACCTCTACCAAAATCTCCAAGTACAGAAGTGGTGTTTTGTATCTCATCACCAAATTTACCCAATTTATTTGATGTTTTATTAAGAACACCTTCCATACCACCAGCAGGTCCACCAGCACCTCCGGCTCCGCCACCAGAACCACCACCTTTTGCGCCTTTTTTCAAGGCATCAAGGATTTTCTTTAGTGTAGCCTCCGATGCGGCATCTTCGGCTTGTACTTTACCAATTCCTGGAATATCAACTGTTACTGCCATTTATTATATACTCACTTTATTGCAACTTATAAATACTTGTGCTATAACTTATTTAGCAGGAGAAAAATATGTCAGAAAATAACATTCCAGCAGGCGGTATACCAATGATGCCAACTGGGCCAGTACCGGGTACTCCAGTACAACCGGTCAAGGCGAATCCGCTAACGAAGCATTTTCGACAGCCAAAACTGTACTTAAAACTTCCGTCAGCCGGACAATATTGGCCAAAAGGATCTATAGACTTACCGGAAAACGGTGAAGTAGCAGTTTATCCAATGACTGCAAAGGACGAGTTAGTTTTAAAAACACCAGACGCACTTCTTAATGGCGAATCAACTGTAACAATGATGCAAAGTTGTATTCCAGCAATTAGAGATGCGTACCATTGTCCAAGTTTAGATCTTGATGCAATTTTAATTGCAGTTAGAATTGCAACTTACGGAGAAACACTTACAATTACAGCACCGGTTCCAAATACTAAACCGGAGATGACGAAGGATATGTCCGTTGATTTAATTCAATTATTGGATACAGTTCAAGGCAGAGGATATGATCCTTTATATAAACATAACCAATTTACATTTTATATTAGTCCTTTAAACTACAAAAAGTTTACAGAGTTAGCATTAAAGGCATTTGAAGAACAACGCATGATGCAAACTCTTGCAGATTCAAATCTTGACGAAGAACAAAAAATGGCGAAGTTTAATCAGAGTTTTAGTAAACTAACTGATATGACTTTGTCAAGTGTAGTTGATCAAATTGAATGGGTTCAATTCGGTGGCGAAGAACAAGTTACTGATAAGAAACATATTCAAGAATTTTTTGAACAAACATCAGGTGATATCTTTGATGGTGTTAAAAGTGCTATTGAGAAAAAGAGAAATGAATATGCTCTTAAACCGTTAATTGCACAAGCATCGGAAGATGAGAAGAAGGCAGGCGCTCCGGACTCATGGGAAGTACCAATAGCGTTTGATCAATCAAATTTTTTCGTACGCAAATAGCACAATGGCCTCTTGACAAAATACAGTCCGAAGTTAAAAAACTTGAGGGCGATGCTAAAGAACTTAAACACAATATCCTAAAACTTGTTTGGTATATGCGGGGAGGAGTAACTCTCAATGAAGCATATGATATGGGTCCTGAAGATCGAGACATGGTCAAGAAGATCGTAGAGGATCATATGGAAACCACTAAGAAGTCTGGGTTACCTTTCTTTTAAATTTACACTGTTGGTTGTTGTTGGAATCTTTGGTCTGGTCTTTTAGAAGCCGCTGATTTTCCAGGTGCCGCTGGTTTTCCACCTGCTGGTGCTTTTGCTGTTGCATCGCCCCCGCCACTTAGATATGCTACTGCAAGATCAACTTGACCTTTATCTTGAATTTGTCTAATTAATTCGTCCATCTTAGGATTACCAAGTTTTGCCGCAGTTCCTTTGTCTGCAACTTTACCTGTAGATTTACTAATCCACTGTGCGCCTTTCCATTCAAAGTCGTCTTTAGTTGCACCTGCGTTTGTACCTTTAGGTGGACTTGACTTCATGTCAAACGGTCCATCGTTAAATGGATCTCCGGAAGCCTTACCTTGTAGTGTTGAAGCACTATCGCCGTCTGCTTTTCCATCACCGTCTTTGTCTGCTTTAGGATCTGGACTTGATGCTGAAGCACCTGCTCCACCACCTGCGCCTGCGGCACCACCGCCTACGCCTCCTGTTTTTGCTCCTGCATCTTTGCCAGGTTCTGGTGCTTTTTCATCGTCACCTTTAGTTCCGCCGCCAACTCCGCCTGAACTTGCTGTGCTTTTCTCTGCACCTTGTACTTTAAGATCTGCTTGTCCTGTGTTTGTTGCAACAGTACCAATTTGTTCGTCACTCATACCTCTGTCTGAAAGTATTTTTGCAATGGATCCTACGTCTGTTGGTTCGCCTGCTTTTTTCCAATCTTTTTCAAGTTTAGCGTATGTAACTTTCTGTCCTAATTCTTTACCTGCTTTAGCCGCACCTGATTTAACTGCACCAACTGCCTTGCCAATGCCTTTATTTGCTACTGCACCTGCTTTGTCTAAGCCAGCGCCTACTGCTTTACCTGTACCTTTAGCCGCCGCTTTGGTAATGTTAGCCGCACCTGCCGCGGCTTTCTTGGCCATACCTTTGATGTCTATTTCATCTAATCTGTAGTCTTCAAATAGATCAAAGTATTCATCTTCTAATTGTTCTGCTGTTTTATAAACTCTTGACTCTTTCTTTGCTTTGTCTGGTTCTACATATTCTGCTTTTGCTAATGCACCACCAAGTGCAACTGCCGCCGCACCTTGCATAACTTTTTCTGCCATTTGTGCTTTGAAGTCATCAATGCTTGTTTCCATGTCTGCTGTTTCACGCCATGTGTCAAACGCTTTCATTATTTCTTCTTGTTTTGCTTCTGGTAGTTTATCTAAGATATCCCAGAAACTACTGTCCATTACATCTGGACCAACAAATACATTTGAATATGAATAAACAATGTTTCCGTCTGCGTCTACACCTTCAACTGAACCAGTAACCATTGCAGTCCAAGGTTTATCAGTGCCTTCAAAACTTGCTGTAATTTCTTTCTTAAATGTTGAACCTGCTGTATATTCTCCTTCAAGTCCATCAATAACTTTTGCTTCTCCACCCATGTAATCTTTCATAGATGTTTCTGCTGACATTTTGTAACCTAAGAACTTTCTGTTCTCAATGGCTTTTTCCATTTGGTATACTTGCTGTAGTTTTTCAACTTCAGCCGGTGTTAAATCTGTATCTGTTACTGCATCTGCAATAAGTTTACTTTCTGGTTGATTAGAAGTATCCATACCAAGTTCATTCATTTCTTCCGAACTGTATGTTGCTTTTACTGTACCTTCAGCACCTACATCTCCGTCTGGATCAGCAGTGCTTGTTGTGTCAACTGTGTCTTTGCCAGTACCACCTACGTTTTGCTCAGGTTCTGAACCGTAGTCGCCTTCATCACCTAACTTATCTGGATCTGCTAAATTAACGTTTGCATCACCTGTAACGTTTTGTTTTACAACAATGTCAACACCTTTACCTTCAATACCAAACTTGTCTTGAAGATTGTCAATGGCTTCTGCCGCGTTTGCACCGTCCGGCTCAAGTTCAAATATCTTGTCGTTCAATGCTTTAAGTTGTTGATCTAATACTTCTGATGCTTCACCATCTACTTTAGGTATAACTTGTAATAGTGCTTGTCTTGACTGAATAAGTTCTTTAATGTCCTCTGAATCTAAGTCTTCGATACTAACACCATCTGCCATAGCATCTAATTGTGTTATGTCAATCTCACCATTCGTAGTCATAAACGTTTGTGTAATTTCTGGTGGGAACATATCTTCCGCCGCACCGCCAATTGCATCGCCCAACGCACCTGCAATAGCACCAATTGCCGCGCCTTTAACACCTTTGGCCATTGCTGTTGAAAGTTTATCGCCTTTAATAGTGTTGTTTGCTAACTTTAAGAAGAAACCAATTGCGGCACCACTTAAAATACCACCACTTGCAAATGCAAGTACCGATGTCATTGCACCAATAATAAATGCACTCTTGGCTGGATTGTCTTTTGCAAAACCTCCCCACTTTTCAACTCCTGCAAGAATCTTTTGTCCTGCTGGATTTCCTTGTAGTTTAGTTTTTAGTTGTGATTTTAATTTTTCAAACTGTGCATCAAAGTTCTTAACAGGTCCGCTGTTTGCCGCGGCATCCATTAACTTATCAATTTCTGCTTTCATCTTACCTGAGACTTCAGCAGTTACTTTACCTGCCTTGCCTAAGGCAGTCATATTCTCTCCGCCTTCTATTGATACCTTTTCAGCATCTTGGAAAATCTTTTTAATTTGATCTGGTTTAAGATCGGCTTCCATTAATTTGCTGTACTGCTCAACTAATGGCCAAACATTCTTTTCCCATGAACCTACATAAATTCTTTGTTGCTCAGTTAACATTTCCCATGATTGAGATTCTGTTAATATTGCTTCTGACTTAAGATTGTATGCTGTTACTTCTTGTAGTTTCATAGTATTACTCGGCTCCCTGTACTGCTGGTGCTTTAGCCGGTTTGTCTGGAGTACCAGTTGGATAACTTGGTTTATCACCTTGCTGTTGTTGTGCCGCCTTTGATGTTACTGTTTTAGTAACCGGTGCAGGTTGTTTCTGAGGAGTTTCTGCTCCTTTTGGTGCTGGTGCTGGTTTCTTGCCAGGCACTTCTGCACTTGGTTTAGGTGCTGGTGGTTTTGTACCAGATCCTAATTTTTTCAATGCGTAATCTTTTTCACCCTTGGTTGCTTGGTCTAATTGTCTTTTAATATCTGCGTCTAATTCAGTTGCAGTTGGACCTTTTGGTCCTGGTGCTGGTGCAGGCGCTGGTGTTGTTTTTCCTGGCTGTTGCCCTTGTTGTTGTCCTTGCTGTTGTGTTTTATCATCTTGCTTAGGCTGTTCTTCTCCATCTTGTGGAGCCGCTTTTTTTGAATCTTGTACTATTTGTAGTAATGCTTTATCAAGCACTTTCTTATTAAATGGTCCGCCGTCGTATTTTTTCCCGCCAGCAGTTTTGATACCTTTTTTCTTAGCCAATGCTACAATTTCTGCTTTGCCTTTTTCATCGTTAGGTTTGATCATGGTAGGCTTGCCATCAATACCTGCTAAAACATCTTGTCCTGATTTACTTTTAACAACACTTCCTGGTTCAATTGCACCTTCCCCGGCTCCTGCCGCATCAGCGATTGCTTTATCAATGATTGGACCTTTGTCCTTGAATCCGTTATTCATTAGCCAATTTTTAAATTCTTTTGGATCATTAGCCTTCATGCTACCACCAATGCTACCTTGGTGTGCTTGCCAGTTCTTACGCAATTCGTTTGCTTCAGCACCCGTGTCTACGTTGCCTGCAACGCCCGCCGCGAAATTTTTTGCACCTACTTTAGCGGCTGTTTTAGCAATTACCTTCTTTCCATACTGCTTTAAGAAGTTTACAGGCGCCTCGGAAACAGGTTTTTTAGTGGATTCAGCAATAATCTGCGTTACTTTCATCAATAAGTCCTTTGTTTTAACTATAACTATTTATTCTATTCAATATCTTTTAAATAATCTTACGATGGCAGATACAAATTATGTTGTTGTTCCTAAGAATGCGATCATATCAGCACTTTCGCAGAGTGAAGCATTTCAGACTGTGGAACAACTTAAAGAAGTCAGACCAGATGAAGAGTATGTAGTACTTGAAGTACATCCGGAAAGACCAAGTGGATTAGGGCGTGATCCTGATCTATACGATTAGAACTGTTTGAATATCAAAACATACTAAATTGTTATAAGTTGCTCTTTGAGCAACTATGTTTTCGCTTACGCTCAAACATTATATCTTTTAATAAGTGATATAATAATTGCGAAGCAATTTAGCATCATGTAGATTGTTTCAGTCAGACGGAACCTACTCGCTGGTTCCATCTAATCTTGAACATCATGTGAGCTCGTCACAGCCAAGACTTGGAAGTAGGTGTTTGTTTATACACAAAGTTCAATGGGCTCTGACCTTTCCCAACCTACGTCGACATCGCTAACGCTACCTCCCGCTTCGTTCCTATTGCTAAGGAGTTTTTATGAACTGTGTTTGTGTTCTTCGACTGACAGCATTCAATCTACGTCAACCTGTGGTCCCAATTCTTTTGATGGATTCCTCACAATGGTGGTCGATCAACGTGTACGAGTGTCCTTACTACGGGACTTTTTGCTCGGCGGTATTGTAAACTGGCCCGCTAACCTTATGTGCTGTTTATAGCCTATAGTTTGTTAAGTGCTTCTTTGAGAATCTTTGAACCGCCAACTCTAACATTAATAATTCCGTTGTAATAATCGTCACTCTCTAACACACGGCGTTCAAATTGTTCTCTTGCCTCAAGGTAACTCATCAAGCCTCTACTGTTACAATAGTAAAGTATCTCTCTTGTGAATTTATCAGTGCCTAATGCTTGTACGTCTTCGTTGAGTTTGTCTGAACTTCCCCAGTAGTCACGCCAATCTGACTCTTTGTGTCCTCTGCGTTTGTTCTTTCTGCCTTTAAGTGGTGGTTTAGTGGTCTTAAATTTTGCTAACTTCTTGCCTATGTACTTTTTGTTGTTAGTAAGATTTGTGATTATGTACACAAACCCTTCTATATCGTCTGGGATTTCTTTTACTTCTTTACCTTTATAAGTCCACTGCATGAACTTACTTACGTTTAAGATTTTTTCCGAGCCTCTTTTTTGGCATCAAACTCGGATTTGATCTCATCCATACGTATTTTAGCCAGTGTGCGTATCTCTCTGAGCCATTTTCGGCTTGATTGCATGGTGCGTTCTCCGCCATGCTTCTCAAAAAGTGCAACTTCCTTAAAATACTCCAAATATGCTTTGGTTAGTTTATCGTGTGTATCGTCGTTTATGCTCATTGTACAATATCAATGTCGTTTGCGTAACTTGTAAATCCATTTTCTTTTACAACCTTAAGTACGTTCTGTACACGACCTTGCAATTCATCCTTGTGCGATATTAGATAGATATTCTTTTTACGCTCTCTACCCATTTTCTTAAGTATTGCAAGACTTTGTTCAACACCAGCAGTATCCATACCACTGTCAATCAATTCATCAATGAACATCAAGTTAATATTTTGATATAAACTTTCCCATACATCACGGAAAGCAAAACTCATACCAAGTATAAGTCTATTACGTTCACCTCTACTCAAGTTGTCAAAGTCTAAGTCCTGTCCAAGTTGTGTAATTAGTACACTTAGATCGTTTTGGAATACAACACTGTGCGGCAATCCAATCTTATCTAAGTAATTTGTTAGTCTGTTGTTTAGATATGCAAGATTCTGTTCAATAATTTTCTTACGAATAAAACTATCTTTGTTTGTTAATAGTTTGTACAAGAAGTCTTGATGTTCTTTCATAGAAGTTAAATCATTAACTGAATTCCAATCAACTTCTTGTATAGCACTGTTCTTTAATTCTTCAATTTGATCAATGTAAGGATCTGATTCTGTTTCTTTTGCCTTTAGTGCTTGTTTTAAGTTATCAACATTGCTTCTGTGTTCATATGCTTCTTTTGCAGTTTCATAAAACGTATTAGGTTTTACACTTTCTTCGCCTAACTCAGAAAGTTTAGTCTGTACCTTTTGAAACTTTGTATCAATCTCCATCAAGTAAGACATAGTGTCAGCATATTCTTCTTCTAATTTCTTTTGTATTTCATCAATTTTTTCATCAGGCAGATCTTGTCCACAAGCATGACACGTTGCTTCATCAAGATGCTCAAGTTCCTTGCTTGTTTTTGCAACCTGTCTATCTGTTTGCGATAATGCACTTTCAAGTGTTGCCTTTTCCTTAGTCAAGTTTCTTCTTGACGCATCAACTTCTTCCCACTTAGAAAGCAATTCATGATTAGAAAGTTCTTTTTCAATGTCTAAGTGTTCTAATTCATCAATACCTGTTTGTAAACGATCACAGTCTTTTGCATTTTGCGTTTTCCAAGCAGTACTTTTAATTTGCAAACTGTTAATAGTTTCGCCTATCTTATCATTACTTGTTTGTATAGCATTAATACGTGCAGTTTCTTCCGTGATTGCATCACGTACTTCTTTTTGTTTGACTTTTAGTTCTTCTGCTTTTTCAGAAAGTATAGTAATACCAAGTAACTGTTCAATGATAGCACGTTGATCGTTTGCTTTTAGACTTAAGAAAGGTTCTGTGTAAGTGTTTAACGCAACCAAGTGCTTAAACATCTCATGACTCATTTGTAGTAGTTCGCCAATGTCTGCTTGAGTCTTACGACTATCTCCTTGACTCATATCCTCAATGTCTTGTTCTTGCTCATCGATAAAGAACTTCAACAAGTTAGGACCACGTCCTCTTTCAATTCTATAATTTACTCCTGCCTTTTCAAAGTTAAGAGTAACTAACATACCTTTGCCGTTAGTTTTATTAATAAGGTTGTTGCGTTTAATATTTGTTAGTGCCACACCATATAACGCATAGCTCAATGCGTTAATGATTGTGGTCTTACCTGTACCGTTACGTGACCCACTGTCGTCACCACCTTGATCCAAGTTTTCTCCAAGGACTAAGGTTAATTGTTTATTATTAAAGTTAACTGCTTGAGTCTGGTTACCCACACTCATAAAGTTCTTAACTGTTAGGTCTTTAATTAGTATCATTCTATAACTCGTTGTAAATGTTCAATAACGTTTGCTTATTATAGTTGTCTGAATCAATAGCATTAATTTCTTCTGCAACAATTTGATCTACACTTTCAAACTTTGTAATATCAATATCACTGTTTATTTCGTCATCTTGTTGACTTGGAATTAATGTAAGTTCTCTACAACTGTAGTTTCTCATAAATTCTTCTTTAATAAAACTTGCTTCTTCATAACTAATTGGAATATCAAGTGTAACTCTAAGATACATTTTACTTTTTAATAGTGTATCTTTTTGATCAATTAGTTGACTCAGTTTTACTGTTCTATACTTAGGACAATCTTCCCAATCAAGATACTGTGGCTCTCCGCCATGTTCTAATATCATCATACCACGTTTATCGTCCCATGCATCTGCATAGTTGTGCGGAAACGCATTTCCGATATATGTTACATTACCTTGTGTTTGTCTTTTATGAAAGTGTCCACTAAACACATACTCTTGATGTACAAAATGTTTAGATTGTAATTCGCCTGTGTCAGGCATCTGTACCATTGCGTTCATGTAAAAGTTTGGAAGTTCAAAGTGTCCAAACATATATTTTGTTTCAATCTTAGGAATCTTTTTCCATTCTTCACCAACAAGCCACGGCACCATTGTGCTATCGCCTATTGTTGTAATTTCATCAATCACAGTTACACCGTCGATGTGTTTTGCAAATTCTACACTCTGGATATCTCTTTTGTCTTTGTAATATAAGTCGTGGTTACCAGGAAAGTAAAAGAACTGTTCAAATGCTTTACCGAGTTTTTCAAGACAACGGATTGAATAATCCATTGTAACAATGTTTAGACTATTTCTATTGTGATGCCAGTCACCCATAAAGATACCTGTTTCACAACCTTCTTCTTTTGCCTTGGCAATATACCAATCTACAAAATCTTCACAGTCTTGATTATGAGCCACTGAATTGGACTTTAGTCCAAAGTGGATATCCGTGAATACTGCACATTTTTTAAACAAAATATATCCTTCTAATTACTATACTCTTTATATTGTACTGCATTTGTTAAGCAAAGTCAACCTTAATTGGCTACCTTGGTGCTTTGGCTTTGACTGTTGGTGGAACAAAAGATTTCTTAGATGCTTTTTCGGCTTCTTGCTTTGCCATAAGTTTTCTTTGGTCTTCAACTTGTCTCTCCCATTCGCCCTGTTGCTGTCTTGTAAAGGACGGAGTCATATCATTCATTTCTAAAATATCATCTCTAATATTTTGATTGCGTTTTTCGATATTAATAACTCTAACAAATGAATTAGTTACTGCCGCAGTATAATATGCAAACGGATTTTGTGATTTACTTTCATCAAACTGCAATCCAATCTGTGTTAATTGTAAGATTGCTTGTCCACGCATTTCATCATTATAAGTGTAACCACGTACATTACCACGTGTTGCATATCTATCACATAACTTCATCCACATACGAGCAAGTTTTTCTGTAGTCTTGCCATGCTTCAAACTAAAGTTACCGTTAGACATACCGCCTTCCCAATGTGATTTACCTACAACTTGTAGTTCATCATTTTCATCAAACTTGTAATGTTGGAATGGTGGAAAGTTTAATTTAACTCTTGTGTCTGCTACTGTCTTTGGATTCTTTTTACGACCCTTTTCTTCTGGAATATGATCAAATGTCATAATACGGAAGATTAGTTCTTCTTTTGTAATTTTTCTGTAATCAATAGCACATTCGGCTTGTTTTACTTTTTCACCGTTTGCCTTACGTGCTTCATAGTCTGCTGTACCTAATTTTTTTGCTTTGTTCCTTTTTGCTTCTGCTATAGTTCTTACGTTAATTTTGTCAATACTTGGTAGAATAATATCAAAGTCAGCATACGTGTCGTCTGTATAACTACAATACGTGCTTTTTGACTTATGTATTTCCTTTAACAAGTCCTTATTGTTTAAATAATTTACTTTTTTCAATGAATTCTCCTATTTGAACTCTTATTATAAACTACTCTGATAAAAAAGTCAATAAATACTTTATAGTTAGGACACCAAAATAATATGAGCGTTGATAATAAGAAAGATGGAAATATAGTCAATACAGCCGTGAACTTGGCTCGTGACAGTGTACAAAGTTTTAAAGACTCTGCTGAAGGGTTTATGAAAGGTATACGTTCACGAACAATTCCAGTTGATGGGGAAGCCGATGACCAAATATCGGTTAGTAGTGCTAAATGGGCGACAGACCCAAATGGTAAAGATTGGCGTGTAAAATTAAGTATTCCTAACATTCCTTCTTTTCAAAAAAGTTCACTGCTTAAACCGTTAGTTGACACAGGCGGTCTTGCGTTTCCATATACACCAACAATTATTATGAGTCATGCCGCATCTTATAGTGCTATAACCCCTGTACATAGTAATTATCCGTTCTTTGCGTACCAGAACTCACAAGTGGACGCAATGACACTAACAGGTCAGTTTTATGCTCAAAACTCTACAGAAGGTATGTATTGGCTTGGTGCATTACATTATTTGAGATCAATTACAAAAATGTTTTACGGTGAAGGTTCTAATCAAGGTGCTCCACCTCCAGTAGTAAAATTAAATGGTTATGGAGATTATGTATTCAAAGATGTTCCTGTGATCGTAACAAACTTTACACTTGATATGCCTACTGATGTTGACTACATTGCAGTTGATATGGCAGACCTTGGAGAAAAATATGAAGACGACGAAGCCGAAGAGCAGTATTCTACAACAGACGGTGAAAAATCATATGTTCCAACAGAGAGTCAGATGACGGTAACCATACAACCAATCTACTCAAGAGCACTTGTTGAGAAATTTAGTTTAGACAAATTTGCTAAAGGCGGATACCTTGGCTCAAACAATAAAGGATTTATCTAATGGCAGTTACAAGTTCACCTTGGGGTAAAACAGGAATTAATAGAAGTGGAAAATATTTAAACATTCTAAATATTAGACCAGTGCCAGCAGATCCAGATGATGTGGTGTATGAAATACAATCACAGTATCATCAACGTCCGGACTTACTTGCATATGACATGTATGGTAATCCAAAGTTGTGGTGGGTTTATGCACAACGTAACATGGACATTCTAAAAGATCCAGTATTTGATTTTAGAGTTGGTACTGAGATACGTGTTCCAAAGGGTAGTAGATTACGAACGTTGTTAGGGATTTAATCCATGGCTAAACCAACAGCACCTCCAGGTAAAGACGCAACCGCGTTAATGAAGGAATACACAGCAGAGAACAAAGACGAACTCAATGCCAATGCGGCAGGTTCATCTGAGAATGAAGGCACGGAAGTAATTCAAGATACAAATGTTGATACCAATGCTTCATCAACTGACACCACTAAAGATAAAGAAAAAGAAAATACTGCAACATCTAATCCCGACAATGATGCAATGAATAACAGGGCGAAGTATGCCACAGCAGACAAATACACTGCAAGAACAGCGGATGGTAGAACTTTACAATTACCATTGCACAATTCATTAAGAAACTATTCAAGTTTTAATTACAAGATTGGTTTGTATGCATTAACCAATGACGAACTTAATAATCCTGATGAATCATACAAAATTAAAAAACCTCAATTTGCTATTTTACAAAGTGGCGGTGGATTAGGCGCCAAAAAAGTTTTAACAGCATATGAAACTGCAAACAAAAAAGCAGAATACTTTATTAATGCATTAGAGATCGAAACAGTTATTGCACCTACACGTAAAAAAGGTTCAACTAATGCTGTAGGTTTTAGACTTGAAATTACAGAACCTTACAGCATGGGATTGTTTTTACAAACATTGCAAATGGCGTCATACCAAGCAGGACATGAAAACTATTTAGAATCTCCGTTCTTGCTTACTATTGATTTTATAGGATACGACGATAACGGAAAAGTTTATGTGGTTCCTGAAGCATCTAAAAATATGCCATTTAAACTTGTTGGTAGTGATTTAAGTGTAACAGCAGGAGGAAGTTCTTATGTTGTTGAAGGTGTTGCATATAACGAAGGTGCATTAATGGATGAAACACAGCGTATTCCAGTTGATGTTACACTAATGGGTAGAACGTTAGAAGAAATGTTACAAAGTAACATAAAAAGTTTATCCAATGAACTTAACAAACACGAAGGTAAAAAAGCACAAGACAAACAAGTTTATACAGCAGATCAATATTTTGTAGTATTTCCAAAAGAACGTGCAAGTAAAGGAAAATTAAGCAGTAGCGGCGCCGCTGGCCAAAGTGCCACTGATGCAGGTAACGACTCAGAATCAATAGGTGTAACAACAACTTCAAAAGGAAAAACTGCGGCACAAGAAGCAAGTCTTGACGAACTATATGCACAGGTTGCCGCGATGGGTGATGTCAACGTAGATGAAGCGGTATTTGAAGCATGGGTTGAGCAAGTTAAAAGTTTAATTACACAAACAGCACTTGGCGAAGAAATCAAAGCAAAGCAAACAGGCGAAAGTAATAGTAATGTAATAGGACTTTCGAAAATGTTTGCTCTTGAAAAACTTGGTACAAACAATCAACCGTTTGGTGATGCGTCATTTACATATGACAAGGATAAAAAAGTTTGGCACAGAGCAAACGGACAATTACAAATTGATCCAGGACTTGGTGCAATTAAATTTATTCAAGGAACAAGGATACAGGATATTATTGAAGAACTTGTAATCCTAAGCGAATACGGTAGAAACATTATTAGTGCACCAGCAGAAAAAGGTATGCGTCCTTGGTTTAAAATTGATACACAAGTTTTTAATATCACAGATAGAAAAACAGAAAAGAAATTAGGTAGACCTCCAAGAATTTATGTGTTTAGAATTTTACCATACATGGTACACGAAAGTAAATTTATTGCACCAGACGAAACACCATACGGTCTAAGAGAACTTAAAAAACAATGTGTAAAACGTTACAATTACATTTACAGTGGCGCAAACGAAGATATATTAGATCTTGAAATTAATCTTGATAACACATTCTTTAAAAGCATGAGTCCAGGTACACTGCCAAAGAATAACTTGGCAGACGGTTCTAAAGAAGGAGAAGATCCAAAACAAAAAATTAAAGCAACAGCAGTAAACAATGATTCGCAGGTTAGCAACAAAGCAGGAATAGTACAAAAGAACAATGCCAAAGCCGCAGGTGCGGTTAGTCTTGATGACATGCAGGTTGAAATTGCACGTAGATTTAATGAAGCAATCGTAAACAGTGATGCTGACTTGCTAACACTTGACATGACAATCATGGGCGATCCTTATTATATTGCTGACAGTGGTGTAGGTAACTATAACTCAGAGAACACACAATATATTAACATTGATGCAGACGGCACGATAGATTACCAATACGGTGAAGTGGATGTTGAAGTATTATTTAGAACACCAATAGATTATAGAGAAAACGGTATCATGGGATTCCCTAATGATACTGTGCCAGTTGATTTCTTTAGCGGATTATATATGGTAATTACTGTTAAGAACGAGTTTGCTTCAGGGGAATTTAAACAAACACTTGAACTTGTAAGACGTCCGCAACAGTCACCTAAGCCAACAGCACAGGCAGGTGAAAAAGGCAACCAAGAAATTGTTGATGAGAAAGCAGACGTAAACAAACAGGATGATGTAAAAAATTCTGGTATAGGCGGCGAGGACGACGCGGCGGCGAACCAGGCGGCATTTGAAAAGAATATTGCAGATGCAGAAGCCGCAGACGCCGCAGAAGCAAAAGCAAAAAATCAAAAAGACGTTAATAACAGATTAGCGGCTCGTAACCAAGGTGCAAACATAGGATTTTAAATGGCTAACGAAAAAAGAACGGTAGGACAAGAAGCATTAATGGACGCAGGTCCATACGTTGGACGTGTGGTTGGCCATCTTGATCCAAACTATATGGGTGCATTGGAAGTACAACTGCTCAAAGGCACAACAGGTAACAATGACGACAGTGAAGGTCAAACGTTCAAGGTAAGTTATGCAAGTCCATTCTGGGGACAAACACCAGTTAATGGTATCAGTGCAAACACAGACTTTGCATACACACAATCCGCTTATGGTATGTGGATGACACCGCCGGACGTTGGCAGTAGAGTAATTGTTGTGTTTGCGGAAGGCGCGGCCAACATGGGTTTCTGGATTGGTTGTATACCTGACAACTATGTTAACCTAAACGTACCAGACAAGGTTGCATCAACTTTCTTTACAGGTAGTCCCAAAGGCGAAGGTGCCAAGGAAGCCAAGAAGCGTACTGGTAAGGTTGTTGTTGGAGAAATTAACAAAAAGAATCTCGCAGACAACAAAGGTAACGACCCTACAAAATTTAAAAAGCCTATCAATGAAGAATGGATGGACTTACTGCACAAAGCAGGACTTGCCTCAGATGGCACAAGAGCATTAACAACAAGCAGTGCAAGGCGTGAACTGCCAAGCATGGTGTTTGGTATAAACACACCTGGACCTTATGACAAGCGTCCTGGTAGTCCTAAAGCAGGATACGGACCGGGCGGTACAGCGGCACAGGTTCCTTTCAATAGACTTGGCGGCACTGTGTTTGTAATGGACGACGGAGATGACAAGATTTTACGTAAAGGTCCGGCGTCAACTACAAAGAAAGAATATGTCAATGTTGAAAAGGGTGAAAAGGGTGGAGATGTAACGCTACCACACAACGAACTTATGCGTATCAGAACACGCACAGGACATCAAATATTATTCCATAACACGGAAGACTTGGTACGTATAGATCATGGCAGTGGTAACAGTTGGATAGAAATGACTGCTAATGGTAAAATTGATGTGTATTCAAAAGACAGTATTAGTATGCACACTGAAAACGATTTCAATCTGACAGCGGATAGAGACATTAACCTAAACGCAGGACGCAACTTTAACGTGTTATCAAAAGAAGACATACAAGTTGAAACTAATGCAAACATGACAACATACGTTGCAATGAACAATCAAGTTACAACACTGTTAGATTATGATGTAAACACAACTGGAGCAAACAAGTTTACAGCAGGAGGCACAACGGACATCAACTCAGGAGGCAACCATACAGAAACTGCTCCACAGATCCATATGAATGGACCGCAGGCGGCCACCGCTACCGCAGTAACTCCGTTATACACACACGTCTTGCCCGGCGCTACCGCTACCGCTACAACTTCGTTGCATCGACGCTTGCCACAGCATGAGCCGTGGTCACATCACGAAAACGTTGACCCTGAAGTGTATACACCAATTAAAACTGATAGGAACCTTGAATTGATAATGACGTCAGCATTTGATTATGATAATGCTCCAGATACGTTCAAGAAAGGTGTATAAATATTGATATGAGCAGTTTAGAAAAAAATACAGTAAGAAATGTTAAAGTATCATCAAACGTCAAAGAAAGACCTCCTGTAAAAAGCAGAGCATACAAAGGTCTTAGCACAGTCAATTCTGACAATACTTCTTATGCATTGTATGACATTGGCTTGATTAAACAAGATTTACTGAATCACTTTCATATTAGACAAGGCGAAAAACTTGAAAATCCCGAGTTTGGGACTATCATTTGGGACGTTTTGTTTGAGCCTATGACTGATTCATTAAAAGAAGCAATTATAAACAATGTAACAGAGATTGTAAACGGTGATCCAAGAGTAACTGCATCCGCAATAGTTGTTGACCAGTATGAAAGTGGTATTCAAATTGAGTGCGAACTTACGTACTTGCCATACAACATATCTGAGAAACTGAAGTTTGAATTCGATCAGAACTCAGGCTTTGGCGTGTAACAGAATTAAGTACTCAGATATCTCGTTTAAATAAATACATTGTAAGAGGAAAATAGATGTCAACAACGGATAGACAAAATAGATTATTACTTGCTGAAGATTGGAAGCGAGTATATCAAACATTTAAAACTGCGGACTTCAAATCGTATGATTTTGATAGTTTACGTAGAACTATGATCTCATATTTGCGTGAGAACTATCCTGAAGACTTTAACGATTACATTGAAAGTTCAGAGTATCTTGCACTAATTGATCTTATTGCATATCTTGGACAAAACATGGCATTCCGTGTTGACCTAAATGCACGTGAAAACTTCCTTGAATTAGCAGAACGTAGAGAAAGCGTATTACGTTTAGCACGTTTACTTTCTTATAATCCAAAGCGTAATCAAGCGGCAAACGGATTATTAAAATTTGAAAGTGTGCAAACTACAGAACAAATTAATGACACTAACGGTGTTAACTTATCAGGACAAACTATTTTATGGAATGATCCTTCAAATCCTGATTGGGCAGAACAGTTTAGAAAAATTTTAAATGCGGCTTTACCAGAAGCCAGTATTGTAGGTAAGCCGGTAAAGAAAGAAACTATTGCAGGTATTACAACTGAGCAATATCGTTTCAATGCATCAAACTCAAACTTACCTATCTACAGTTTTAATAAAAACGTAGGAGAAAAAAATATTGTATTTGAAATAACAAGTGCAACTATTGATGCTGACAAGATTTTTGAAGAAGATCCGTTACCAGGAAATAGTTTAGGATTTTTATACAGAGAAGATGGTAAAGGTGCAGGTAGTTCAAACTCAGGTTACTTTGTACACTTTAGACAAGGTGTAATGGACACAGGTAATTTTAGCATTGACAATCCTACAACTAATCAAGCAGTTGCTATTGACACAACAAATATTAACAACTCAGATGTTTGGCTTTACAGATTAGACAGCAACGGAAACGAACAACAGTTATGGACTAAGGTTGATGCAGTTGAAGGTAACAATGTTATCTACAATAGTGTTAGCAAATCAAACAGAAGTTTGTATGCTGTACAATCACGTATTGATGACAGAATTAGTTTATTATTTGCAGACGGAACATTTGGTGATTTACCTAAAGGAAACTTTAGATGTTACTTTAGAAAAGGACTTGGTACAAAGTTTACAATCAATCCTGAAGATTTAACAAACGTAACTATTAGTGTACCATATACAAGTAGAGCAGGAACAGCAGAAACATTTACATTTGTTGCTTCACTAAAATACACAGTTGATAATGCAAGTGGTCCTGAAACTAATAAGAGCATTAAAGAAAATGCTCCAAGTACATATTATACACAAAACAGAATGATTACTGGTGAGGACTATAATGTTGCACCAAGATCAGTTAGCCAAGAAGTAGTTAAAGTAAAAAGTATTAATAGAACAAGTTCAGGTATTTCAAGATACTTTGACTTGATTGATTCAACAGGAAAATATTCAAGCACAAACATCTTTGGTAACGATGGCGCTATCTATAAAGATGTATTTGATAAAAAAGTTAGTTTTAGTTTTACTACAAAAACAGATGTAGAAGGCAAGATTCAAAACATAGTTACACCGTTACTTTCAGACAGTGTAGTTAAAAACTTTTTCTTAAATCAGTTTCCTAAAATATCAACAGCAGATTTACAAGCAGACTGGACACAGGTTGCAAAACAAACTAATAACTCCAGCGGTTATATTGCGGACACATTAGATATTAAATTAACAGTAGGTGCATTTACTGGTAGCACACTAAAATATTTAGAACCAGGTGCTATTGTTAAATTTGTTGCACCTCCAGGCAAACATTTTATGAAAGATAACAGTCATGCGTTAATGGACGGTGATGCTGATCATCCATCAGCAACAAAATATCTTTGGACTAAAGTTATTAGAGTAAATGAAAAAGGCACTGAAAATTATGAGGACGGACAAGGTCCTATTATCTTTAATGATGTTGTTCCAACAGGTGCATTATTAGATGAAATTAAACCTAAGTTTGCAACAAACTTAACAACAGATGTTACAACGCAAATGATTGATCAAATTTTTGCTTATAAAACATTTGGTTTACGTTACAGTACTGTAGATAGAGAATGGCGTGTAATTCTTAATAACAATTTAAGTATTGGTAATCCATTTAATATGGGTAAGACAGGTGACGTATCAGGACAGAACTTAGATTCAAGTTGGTTAATGTTATTTGAAACAGACGGTGAAAAGTATACTATTACTTACAGAGGTGTTAGATACATTTTTGAAAGTAACCAAGAAGTTAAGTTTTACTTTGATGAAACAGATAAAATTTACGATAGTAGAACAGGACAAATTGTTAGAGATAAAATTAACATAATGTCAATCAATAAGAAACCAGATTCAAGTTTACCTGAAACTGTTGATTATCCTTGGCAAGTTACTAAAGAGTTTAGAGATGACGAAGGATATGTTAATAGTAAAAAAGTAGAAGTAGGTTTCTTTGATAGCGATGGCGATGGTGTTGTTGATAATCCAGACTTGTTTGATGCGTTTGTTGCACAGGATACAAATCCTTTAACAAAATATATTTTCTTAAAAGAAAGAATTTCAAACAACCAATCTACAAACTATGATTATGTAGATGCCGGCGTAGAAAATATTAGAACGTTTTTATCAGAAACATCAACAGGTGCATTATCACAATATGACGATGGTACATTATTTTACTTTACAGATGCAGATGTGTTTAAAGTATATAATAAAGCAAATGCAAACTTAACATTAAAAACAGGTTACAAAGCATATCAAGGTAGAGATAAACTTGTGTTCCAATATGTACACAGTGCAGATGAGAATAACAGATTAGATCCAAGTAGTTCAAACATTGTTGACACATACTTGTTAACTAAAACGTATGACAAATCATTTAGACAATACTTGGCAGATACAATACCTAATAAACCTTTACCACCAAGTTCAGACGAATTATTCCAGAACTTTGGTGCAGAAATTAATAAGATTAAATCAATTAGTGATGAAGTAATTTATCACCCAGTTAATTACAAAATTTTATTTGGTAATAAAGCAGACCCAGATCTACAAGCAACATTTAAAGTTGTTAAGAATCCAGAAGTAATTAGTAATGATAATGATATTAAGTTAAGAATTATCCAAGCAATTAATGAATTCTTTAGTTTAGAGTTTTGGGATTTTGGAGATAAGTTTAGTTTTACAGAACTGTCTACATATATTATTAATTCTTTGGCGCCGGATATTACAACACTTGTATTGGTTCCGAACCAAACAGAAAAAGCATTTGGAAGTTTATATGAAATTTCAACTGAGAATGATGAAATTTTTATTAGTGGTGCAACAGTAGATGATGTTGAAATTATTGACAGCATTACAGCATCAAGATTAAAAACATCAGGTACTGTAGTAACTACAGCATCAACAGAAAACGCAGGGATTACATCAAGTGCAAATACAGTTTCAACAACAACTACAACTTCAACATCAACAAGTTCGAGTTCATCGAGTTCAAGTTCTTCAGGTAACTCAGGTTCAGGCAATAGCGGAGGTTACTAATGGCGTATGATAACGACCAGAATGATCTTCCAATTGGACCAGGTGAAGACGAAAATAGAACAAGTCTAAGTCACTTACCTAAATATTTCAGAACACCTGCAAATAAAAAGTTTTTAACAAGTACTCTGGATCAGTTAACAAATCCAGGAGAAGTTGAAAAACTTAATTCATATTATGGTCGTAGAGATGCAAAGGCGTTAACAGCAGATGACAACTATGTTGCAGATGTTACAAAACAAAGAGAAGACTACCAAGTAGAACCAGCAGTTGTTTTAAAAGACGACGCAGACAATGTTGACTTCTACAAAGACTATAATGATTACATTAACCAACTAAGGGCGTTTGGTAATAAAACTCCTGATCATAGTAAAATAAACGCACAAGAATATTATGCGTGGCAACCACATATTGATTGGGACAAATTTGTAAACTTTAGAGAATACTATTGGCTACCAGCAGGACCACAAGTATTACCTATCTTTGGTCAAAACAAAGAAATAGTTTCTACATTTAAAGTATCCTTGGAGGAAAATGATGACAACGTAGCGTATAAATTTACCCCAACAGGTTTAACACAAAACCCTACATTAAAACTTTACAAAGGTCAAACTTACATATTCGAGATTGATACTCCTGGACACCCTATTGCTTTTGCAACCAATAGAGCATTTACTCCAGGACAGGCGATTATAACTGAGACAGTTGAAGGTGTGTTGGCATCTGGTAAGTTTGAAGCAGAATTATATGACACCGATGGCTATGACACAGGTGACTACATAGTAGAACCTGTTGAAGGCGGTATTACAGGATTCAAGGACGGAGATAATATCTCTACAATATATACCGACGGTGTTGAATCAGCAACAGTGTATGTAGAAAAAGGCACACTTAAATTTACAGTGCCACTTGATGCACCAGATACATTATTTTATATCAGTCAAAATGACGTAAACACATCAGGTTTAGTTACACTTTATAATATATTAGAAAATACAGAAATTGATGTAGAAAAAGAAATTCTACAAAAAGTAACTTACACAACAAGAACTGACACTGACTTATCCAATGGTATGTTAGTAGAATTCTTAGGTGATGTTACACCAGCAAAATATTCAGAAGGATATTGGTATGTTGAAGGTGTTGGCGAATCAATACAATTAATCAACAAATCCGATCTTGAGATCACAGGAGCATACAGTTCAAATATATTTGTACCATTTGATACAGAAAACTTTGATAAGTTACCATTTGGACAAGCACTAAATTATCCTAAAGAACAAGACTATATTACAATCAATAGAGCAAGTATTGACGGTAACCAATGGAGTAGACACAATCGTTGGTTCCACAAAGACACTATTGAAAGAACAGCGTTGGCAAATGGCACAGAGGTTGAAATAGATCAATTACAACGTGCTTCAAGACCTATTATTGAATTTAATCCAGGGTTACGTTTATATAACTTTGGTAGTGAGAAAAAAGCAAATGTTGATCTAATTGATGATTTTACTATTGATGTTTTTAGTACCATTGAAGGTAGCACAGGTTATAATGTTGATGGTGTTGAACTTACTGAAGGACTGCGTGTATTGTTTACAGCAGATCCAGACATAAGAGTCAATGGTAGAATTTACAAAGTAAAATTTATTACACACAACGGTGTAAGACAAGTTGCATTACAAGAAGAAACAGATACAGAGCCATTAACAGATCAAACAGTATTAGTTACAGGTGGTACAGTAAACTCGGGTAAGATTTACTGGTACAATGGATCCAAGTGGATCAAAGCACAAGATAAAACAAAAGCAAATCAAAAACCTAAATTTAATCTTTATGATATTACTGATGTAGGGTTTGACACTTATACATCAAATACATTTACGGGTACTGATTTGTTTAGTTACAAACAAGGTACTGGCGCTAATGATACAGTATTAGGTTTTCCTTTAAGTTATAGAAACATTGAAAACAGTGGAGACATTGTTTTTAACTTTGACTTGTTAACTGATTCATTTAATTACCAACTTAACCAAACAGACTACACAGTAAAAACTGATTCATCAACTTTAAGAAAGTATACAGGACTTAACACTTATACAAATGTAAGTGGTTGGGAGAAAGTAGATACTGACAGTAAACAAAAAGTTATTAGACAGTATATTGTATCTGGACAAAAGAACGACTTTGCAGTTGATGTGTATGACAGAAGCGGTGACTTAAATCAATTAGACGTAAAAGTTTTTGTAAACAACACAAGACAAACAGCATGGACATTGAATAGAATTAATGGTATTGCATACGTAAGATTTACAACAGATTTAAAAAATGACGACATTTTAATTTTACATTGTACAAGTGAAGCAGATAAAAATGCAAATGGAAAATACGAGTTTCCAATTAACTTACAAAACAATCCATTGAATGAAAACATTGCAGACTTTACATATGGTGAAGTAACAGATCATGTGCAATCAATTATTTCCAATGCTACAGGATTTACAGGAAGTTTTCCAGGACCAAGTAATTTACGTAACTTAGGTGGACTTGCAAAACTTGGTACAAAGTTTGTACAACATTCTGGTGCAATACCTTTAGCATCATATCACATTACAAATAAAGAATACAACATTGTAAAAGCATTAAGATTTGCAAGAAAAGAATATGCAAAATTTAAAAGAGCAGTTGTTGACATTGCAGATAATTTAGGTGTTGACGGTACAGCACCATTCTTAGCAGATAAAGTAATTGAAAAATGGCAGTCTGAAAAATCAAAACAAACAGCATTTTACTGGACAGACATGATTGGTTCAGGTGCTAATAACAAGCGTGAATTTACTGTTACAGATGTTGGCAATAAGTTTTACAGTTTAACAACTCCGTTTTCATTATCAACTATTAGTGCTAATGCAGTTTATGTATATCACAACGGTATACAATTATTACACGGACAAGATTATACATTTACAAGCGAAGGCTTTGTACAGATTGCTAACGATTACGTTCTTGCTGTAGATGATACAGTTACAATTTACGAATACGAATCAACTGATGCTTCGTACATTCCACCTACTCCAACAAAGTTAGGTTTGTATCCTTTACACAAGCCAATAAAATTTACTGACAATACATATCAAGAACCACGTGTGCTTATCAAAGGACATGACGGCAGTGTTGTTAAAGCATACAATGATTATCGAGATGATATTATTTTAGAGATTGAAAAAAGAATCTACAATAATGTTAAAGTAAGTTACGATTCTACAATATTTGATATTGATGCTTTCCTTGGACACCCTTCAAGAGATACAGGATTTACAAGAGAAGATTCAGAGAACGTTACTATTACTGATTTTGTTGAATGGTTAAGCATTGCAGGTGATCCTGATTACACAGATATTTCATTCTATGACAGAGCAGATCCATTTACTTGGAACTATTCTAAACTTGCTGATCCAGATGGATTACCTTTACCAGGTTTCTGGAGAGGAATTTATAATAGATATTTAGGCACAGATACTCCGCATACAACGCCATGGAAAGTTTTAGGTTACATTGATCAACCAACTTGGTGGGAAACAGTTTATGGTCCAGCACCATACACAGCAGAAAATTTAATTCTTTGGGGAGACCTTGAAAAAGGTTTAGTGCGTGAGCCTAACAAACCTATTAGATATAAAACAAATTATAAAAGAAAAGATTTAACAAAATACATTCCTGTTAACACACAGGGTAATTTAATAAGTCCATATGACAGCGGATATGCACAAGGACTTATTGTACCTGAAACAGATAACTCATTTGTGTTTGGTGATGAGTCACCAGTTGAAACAGCATGGCGTAGAAGTTCGGAATGGCCTTTTGCATTATTACTTGCATATTTAATTCATCAACCTGCTAAGGTAATGGGTGTAGGATTTGATAGAGCAAGAATTATACGTAATCCAGCAGGTGGAATTGTTTATTCAGAAAACAACAAACGTTTAGAACCAAAGAATATTGTATTCCCTAATACAGTAGAAGACACTACACGTATAACTACAGCAGGTCTTGTTAACTATATTTTCAATTATATTAATGCAGACGTAACAAAACTAAACAAAGCATATAGTGAAAGTGTTAAAGGTCTTGAAGTACAACTTGGATTTAAGGTTGGCGGATTTACTACAAAAGATAAGTTTAGATTATTACTTGATTCAAGAACACCTAATAACAAGGGTAATGTTTTTATTCCAGATGAAAACTATAAAATATTCTTAAACACAAGTTCACCAATTGACACAGTTTCTTACAGTGGTGTAATTGTTGAAAAACGTCCAGCAGGATTTGTTGTTAAAGGTTATGACAAAAGCAAACCTTACTTTGATTATTTCCAACATATTGAACGTGCCGCTGATCCAGTTGTTAATGTAGGTGGTGTTAGTGAAAACTTCTTAGAGTGGACACCAGGTGAACGTTATGTTGAAGGACAAATTATACGTACTGGCACAAGTTTTTATCGTGTAAAGACTACAGGAATATTTGCAACTATCACAGATGACAACTTTATTAAACTTGCAGAGTTACCAATTGAAGGTGGTAGAGAAGGTATCCTTAGAAGAGAGTTTGAATCAACTACTTCTAAACTAAACTACGGTACAATGTTAAGAACTACACAAGAAGTTATTGACTTTTTGTTAGGCTATGAGCAATACTTAATTAAACAAGGATTTGACTTTAGTGCATTTAACAGAGAACTTGAAACTATTGAGAACTGGGAATTAAGTGCAAGAGAGTTTTTATTCTGGACTACACAAAACTGGAGTGAAGGTGCATTATTAACACTTTCTCCAAGTGCTATTAATTTAAACTTTAGAAGAGAATATGCAGTAGTTGACAATATCTTTGATAACTTTTATGATTACACATTATTAAAAGCAGACGGTCAAAAACTTAAAGAAGAATTTACAAATACGTTGCGTAGTAGTCAAAACAGTTTTGGCTTACAACTTAAAAATACTGCTGACGGAATATACTTTTTAAAATTACCGCTTGTACAAAAAGAGCATGTTTGTTTACTTGATAACAAAACAGTATTCAATGATACAATTTACAATCCGGCACCAGGATATAGACAAGCAAGAATTAAGATATTAGGTTACAGAACTACAGACTGGAATGGTGGTTTACATATTCCAGGATTTACTTACGATGGTGTTACAGTAAAAGATTGGCAAGAAAATAAAGATTATGATATTGCTGATGTTGTACAATATAAAACTTTTTATTATAGTGCAAAATATAAAATTCAAGGTAGCACAAACTTCTTTGAAGACGATTGGTATAAACTACCTGCAAAACCTAAATCAGAACTTGTACCAAACTTAGATTACAAAGCAAATCAGTTTGCAGACTTTTATGATTTAGACACAGATAACTTTGACAGTGAACAGCAACGTATGGCACAACACTTAACAGGTTATCAGAAACGTAAGTATATTGAAAATATTATTAATGATGATGTTTCACAGTATAAATTTTATCAAGGATATATTCAAGATAAAGGTACAACTAATTCATTAAAGAAATTATTTGATGCATTATCTAATACAGAAAATTCAAGTTTAGAGTTTTTTGAGGAATGGGCATTTAAGGTTGGACAGTATGGAGCCAATGGAGGCTTTGAAGAAATTGAGTATAAACTTGACGAAGGTAAATTTAGATTAAGTCCTCAACCATTCCAATTGGTACAAAACATTGATCCGTTAGCAACAGATCTTGTTTACAGATATGTACCATCAGATGCTTACAGCAAACCAGCAGATTATAATCATGCTCCTTTCCCAACAAAATATATTCCGGAAGATGAGTCATATATTAAGACAGCAGGATATGTTGCAGAAGCAGACATTGATTTCAAAGTTACAAATTATGATGATATACTTGCACTTGATCCTAATACAATTGATGTAGGAAAATATATTTGGGTCGCTAAAAAGTCGCAAACATGGGACGTTTTACGTCAAACAGAAACACCATTCAAAGTAAGTGCTATTGTAAACTCGGATAGTTCGGGCATGATAGAGATTACAACAGGTAAAGCACCTGCGTTTGTTAAAGATGATATTATTAGTATACTTGGTACAGGTGATACTGACAGGTTTTATAAAGTACAAAGAACAAGTCTTAATACAATCTATGCTACAACGTCTGGAGAACAAAAAGACTTACCAGAGATTTCAGCATTCATTACACAATTAATTAGTGTAAGGGTTGACGACCTTAATGGTGTTAATACAAAAATTACAAGAGACAATGTTAGCAACAACGAAAGAGTATGGGTTGATCATGATGAAAACAATAGATGGGCAGTTGTAGAAAACAGAAACAAATATGATTTAAAACAGCAAACCTTTAGTAACAGCATTGAAGGTATATTAGGAACTGATACTAATAACTTTGGAACAAGTATTAGTGCAAATGCAACTAACAGCATTATTCCAGTTGGTGTACCAGGTGAAACTGAAAACGGTAGAGTAGACATTTACTTTAGAGCATCAGAAAACCTTAAGGCTGTACAATCACAAATACTTGATATGCCAGATGGGTATATGAGTAGTGGCGAAAATAGTTTTGGTCAAAGCACAAATATATCAACAGATGGCAAATGGTTAATTGTTGGTATACCGTATGCTTCGAATGTTAAGTCTTTTTATAAAGGAGACTTTAATAGTGCTTCAACTTACACACAAGAAGATATTGTAAAATACACTAATCAATACTGGAAAGCAAAAACTACAGTTGAGCCACAAGATCCAGATTTAGAATATCAAACATTTGACTCTCATGTACAGGCACTTGTTAGTACAAGAGAAAATAATGCATATAGTAACTTACAATTTATATTAAGAGGTAATTTTAGTTTCCCTGAAGAACTTACAGACCATGTATTGATCAGAGCACCTAAAACACAGTACTCCGGAACAGAAGTAGGCGACAAGTTACAGTTATTATGGAATGACATTAACACAAGATATCCAAGTGGTATAGCACCTTTCAATAATGACCCGTTAATGACTAAGGCATACTTCGACGGTGAACATGCTATTGTACAAAAAATTGATGATATACTTTTAATTGATAATACAAAAGCAATTCCAAGTGTAGGAGAAACAATTAGTAGTGCAACAGCAGTGGCAGAAGTTACTTATGTACATACTACAGGTGATAACAGAAGTTTAATTTATGTTAAAGATGCTAATGGATTGTTTGAAACAACAGGTACATTATTTGTTGGTGACATTGAGATTGGTGTATTTGAAAGAGCAGTACAACAAGATGAGAATTACTTAGGTGGTTGGTGGCAAATTGCTGGACCAAATGCAAGTTTCACTTCAACAGTTACTATTGAAACTAAACCATATCTTGTTATTCAAGACATTATTAAAACAGGTGTATCACGTAGTATAAAATATTATGAAAATGCACTAAGAATCCAGGATAATTTAACAGACCAGAATCCTACAATAACAAGTTACATTGAAACTTTATCATTCTTAGGTGATAGTGGTAACGTACTTTCAGACAAATGGGTATTTAGAGCACCAGCAACTTTAACAAGTAATCTTGTAGTAGGAAATACATTTAATTTTTACTTTAGTGAATATGCAACTGCTGATAATTTAATTCAAGATCCAGGTGTAATAAGTCCTGAACTAACACACGACTATCTAAACAGAACAGAACATACTATTAATGATATTTGGAACGGTTGGATTGAAGTAAATCTTACAGCATTTGATGATAGAGGTTCACCAACACCAAGTGATCCAGACTACAATCCTAATTATGGTCAACCTTTTATTCCTGTTGTTGGAGATACAGTACAAGATAACGACACACTTGCAACGGCAGAAGTTGCAGGAGTAGAAAAACTGTTTAATACTTTAAGACTATGGGTTAAAAATGTTAATGGTACTTGGAAGTTTGGTTCACAGAACAGCGACATTTCAAGTTTAAGTATTAACGGTGGTTCACAAGGCGCAGGCGTTGTAAGACTTGTTGGTACAATTAACACAAGACATTTAGAATCAGATACAGCAGGCCCGATTATTGTTGTAGATAGAGGAACAAACTTAACAGTAGGTTCAACAAGAACATTACAAGGATTTGAATACTGGATTTATGACAGTGTAGAACAGTCAGGTATCGCAAGAGATGCAAATCCACCAAGTAATACTAATAATGATTGGCAAAGAGTTTACAATATTACTGCAAACAATGCCGGTGTTGCAAGTGCATTTACAAGACAAGGTGCATACGCAATTTTCGAAAGAAATACAAGTAACTTCTACAACTTGCATAACATTTATATTATGCCTGATGCACAAAGCAGTAGACACTTAGGTGCAAAAGTTGAAATGGTTACACACAATGACGGAACTTATACTGCATACTTGTTAAGCAAAGGTAACGGAACGTTTAATCAACCAGGCAGAATCAATGTTATAAAATATGACAGAATTAACGGTTGGATTTTAGGACAAGATGTAGATTACAAAGGCGACTTTAGTGAAACTGTAACATACAGACAAGGCGAATATGTAAAATACCTTGGATTAATTTATCAAGCACAAACAAATATTATTGCAAGTGCATGGAACGAATCAAATTGGACAGTAGTTACAGAAGGTCTTGATCTAAATGGTTACTTGCCAAACGATACAGGATTTATTATTGGTGATGATAGTGCAATTCAAAACAACAACTTATATGAGTTTGGTACAGAATACGGAATTAGCAGTGATGGAGAAGTATTAGCAACTATTGTTAAGTATGGTGATGCTATAGATAGTTCCATTAATACACCGAAGTTAGCAATTTACAGAAAAGTATTAGGACACTTCCTGTTTAGTCAAGTAATTGATGCTTATGCGGCAGACATTGGCTTTGGAAGTTCTGTAACAGTTTCCAATGATGGTAGATTTGTTGCAGTAGGTGCTCCTAAATATAGCAATCAATATGTAAATCAAGGTACAGTATTCATTTACGAAAGCATTAACGGCACATTCGAAATGGTACAACACCTAACTGGACCTAAAGGAATTGCAAATGAGAAGTTTGGTACTGTTGTTAAGTACGGAACTGATAGACTTGCAGTACATTCAGCAGGTGGTGACCTTACAAGTATTACAGAATTTGATGGAGGCATAACAGCATTTGATAATGGAACTACATTATTCAATACATCATTAATTGATACTGGTGAAGTTTTTGTTTACGAACTGTTAGGTAACAGATATGTGTATGCAGACAAGTTAGAATTTGCAGATAGCAAAGCATTATACTTTGGTAAGACAATGTTTATTAATGGTAACCACATTTATGTTGGTATACCTTCTTACAAGAGAGATGATAACAACAGTAGAGGAACTTTATTAGATTATAGATCAACTCCTAATACTAAATTATGGGAAAAAATTAGATCTGCAAGACCATTAGTTGACCTAAGTAGATTCAAAGGTATTAGTTTATACAATAAAAATACAAATCAAGTTACAGAATATATTGACTACATTGATCCTGCACAAGGAAAAATTGCAGGAACGGCTGAAACTGAACTATCATTCAAAACAACTTATGATCCGTGTACATATAATATAGCAACTGATACAACAGTTGTAAAAGATGAAACAATGTTTAACACAACTGACAATGTTGGTAAGTTATGGTGGGATATTGACGCTGTAAGATTTTTAAATCCATACAGCAATACAGGAAACATCTTTACTACAAGTAACACAATGAACGAAGTGTTCCCAGGAACAGAAGTTGAAGTTTATGAATGGGTTGAAAGCACATTACTTCCAAGTGAGTGGGACGAAGAAGCAGATACAGAAACTGCTTTGGCACAAGGTATTAGTGGTAAATCTAAATACGGTGACAATGCATACAGTACAAGACGTGTATATGATGAAGAAGCACAGAAGTTTACAACTTTCTACTACTACTGGGTAAGAAATAAGAAAACTACTCCAGATGCACCAGGCAGAACTTTAAGTGCCGCAGACGTACAAGAATTAATTAGAGATCCATCAGGTGCAGGACTAAAATTTGCAACTATGCTTGATAAGAATGAGTGGACTTTACATAACTTACAAAGTTCTATCACAGGAGATGATACAGTTCTTAAGTTTGCGTATTGGAATATTAATGAAACTGATAAAAATGTACATAATCAATACAAAATTATTACAGACGGGTTAGCAACAAGTCTTCCTAAAACAGATTTAGAATTAAAATGGTTTGACAGTTTAATTGGCTTTGATAACCAAGGTAGACCTGTTCCAGATAGACAATTAACTGAAAGAGATAGGTATGGTATTTTAAATGATCCAAGACAATCTATCTTTGTAAACAGAATTGAAGCATTAAAACAACTTGTTGAAAGAACAAACAGTGTTCTTAAGGAAAATATCTTAATTGATGACTTTGATCTAAGTGATTTCCAAAGCAATGATGCTATTCCAACTTTAGCATCAAGAAGATTTGACACAGAGATTGATAGTGATAGCGAATTAAGTTTTGTACCAGTAGGTAGATTAAAACAAGCAACTATTAATTTAACTATTCAAGACGGTAAAATCCTAAGAGCAGATGTTATTGAACAGGGTTACGGTTATAAAACAGTACCAACAACACAAATCACAACAAACACAGGTGAAGGTGCTGTTATTGAACTTACAATGAACAATGTAGGACAGATACAAACAGCAACAGTTGTTAAGAGTGGTAGTAACTATGCACAAACAGATACAATCAGAGTTAGACCGTTTACAGTTCTTACAACAATAGATGCAAGTTACGCCAACAAGTGGTCATTATACGAATATGTAGGTGGCGAACAAACTTGGAATAGAATTAAGAGTCAAAGATATGACGTAAAACCTTATTGGTCATATGTTGATTGGTATGCAACAGGTTACAATGAACTAACAAAAGCAGACTTTGTAATTAATGAAACGTATGAGTTAGAATCATTAGAGGATTCATTCAACAGTATTGTTAAAATTAACAATGTAGGATCAGGCGGTTGGTTATTATTACAAAAAATTGACGATCAAGCAGATGTAGACTATACAATAAATTACAGAACTATTGGTAGACAAAATGCAACAATACAATTATCAAAATCATTGTATGATTACAGTGAAGACTTAATTGGTTATGACTCATATGGTTATGATGACAGTGCATTTGATATACAACCAATTGATGAAATGCGTATTATCTTAACAGCATTAAGAGATAAAATATTTGTTGACGAACTTGCTATTGAATATAACAAATTATTCTTTGCACAAATGCGTTATATTTTATCAGAACAAAAATTTGTAGACTGGATGTTTAAAACTTCATTCATCAAAGCAAAACATAATCTTGGTAAACTAAGAAAAGACATTACATTTAATAATGACTTCTTAGAAAGTTATGAGGAGTATGTAAAAGAAGTCAAACCATACAAATCTAAAATTAGAGAATACCTAAGTACATACGAAGGTGATGAGAAATCAGAAAACATGGTTACTGACTTTGACTTACCACCATTCTACAGCGACACAGCAGGAAGAATTGTACCACAAACAGTTAGAGTTGTTAATGATGAAATAGTAACATCATCTAACATTACAAGTTATCCAAGCAAACATTGGGTAGACAATGCAAGTTTCCAAATTAAACAGGTTGATGTTTTTGATGCAGGTAGTGGTTATGAAAATGCACCAGGAGTAGAATTTGTAGGCGGTGGCGGAACAGGAGCCAAGGCAACAGCGTATGTTGGCGGTGGAAAAATTACAGAGATTAAAATAGACAATCCAGGAACAGGTTATGTGTCTGCACCAACAGTAGTGCTTAACGGCGCAGTAGCAGATGGCGGCAAGACTGGTAGAGCAAGTGCAATCATAGGTAATACAAATTTAAGAACTACACACATGAATGTTAAGTTTGATAGAGTAACGGGAACGTTCTTTATTACAACACTTGCTGAAACAGAAACGTTTGTAGGTACAGGCGGCAAATATAACTTTAAGTTAAAATGGCCAATGGATATTAAGAGCGACCAAGTAACAATTACAGTTGCTGGATCAGAAGTATTACAAAGCGGATACACAGTTTCAAACATTGACGACAGTGTAGGTAGAACACATGGACGTAAAATAGGACAAGTTACATTTACAAATCCTCCTGCAAATAACAGTGCAATATCAGTTTCGTATAGAAAAGATATTTCAATGTTAACTGCACAGGATAGAATTAACTTATTCTACAATCCAACTACAGGAATGTTAGCAAATGACCTTGGACAATTATTAGACGGTATTGACTACGGTGGAGTTCAAGTTAAGAGTTTTGACTTTGGCGGTGGTTCAGGTTGGAGTGCAGAAGGTTGGTTTACAGGTGCATATGATTCATATGATAATACATACGAAGATGAAGTAATACGTTTAGACGGAAGTACAATTAGTGTAACACTTTCTAAGCCATTAGAAAATGGTGTTGAATATAATGTTTACTTGAATGGCACAAGAATTGATGATCCAAACTTCCCAGGTAGTCCAACTAATCCAAATGCAAGATGTACTACACTTACTGGTGACGGTACAACAACAACTATATTCCTTGATAATGATGGATTAGATATTAATGGTGCTAATAGTCCAAGCAATGGCGATGTCTTAATATTTAGAAAAAATACAAGTGACGGTTCTTTTGTTCCTGATCCAAGAGCATATGACACATTAGTTACAGGCGGCGACTTGGCATACTCAAGTGCAACAGGTATTAATCCAGAAGATATTAATATTGACGGTGACGGATTTGTAACACAATTAACAAGTAAAGGTCCGGAAGAACAAGTTCCAGGACAAGTACTTGATACTCTTGATATGAAAATTTATGATAGAGTAGGAAGTGGTGCAAGTATTATAGAAAGCACATCATACATTGGTGATGGTGGAAAAACAGTATTCAAGTACAACGGTCAACCGCAAAGCAAAGATGCATTAATTGTTAAGATTAATAATATCATTCAATTACAATCTGCATACACAGTTGATTACAAAAACAAAACTATTACAATGACTGCACCGGCATTGAACGCAAGAGTAAACATTATTACAATGAGTGGTAACGGTGATAAGATTCTTGACTTAGATACATTTACAGGTGACGGATCAACAATACAGTTTGTTACAAATGTTGACTGGAGAGAAGACATTAATAGTATTGTAACTGTTAACGGAGAGAAACCTTCTTACGTATTAGAAACTACAGACAGTTCATACGATACTGCCAACAAA